TTGCTGTTTGCCATCTCTCTCTTGGATATACTTGGCGAGTTTCTCTTCGTTCGTCAATACTTGATTCCGTAGTCGCGGAGGATGCGCTCCACAAGTTTGTCGTCCGTACTGGGGTAGATGTTCAGCCCTTGCGTGTAGTTGCGTCGGGTGCGGCACAACTCCCCCGGACCCTCCCCATCGAGCTCAGGGAAGAGGGTGGTGTTGTTGTCGATGTACTCCATGAGGCGCTCGATATGGAAGAGGCCCAAATCCTTGGAGCGGTTCATCAAAGGCTTCATGTCCCCATACGTGGCCGCGGTGCTTTGCTCGGACTCCATGACCGTCACGCCGTTGTTGACGATGCGAACCCGGATGAAAGGCAGGGCCTCCACGAAAGCGAGCTGAACCAGGGCCGGGGCGATGTAGTCCTCCATCAAGGTCTCGTCGTTACCGGTGATGGTGCCCGCTGAGACCTTGGTCTTGAGGTCGTCGTAGAGCGATTGTCCCAAAGCGGGGAGGATGTGCATCTCCTGAGCCATACGGATGTAGGGCTGCAGGATTTCGTCGTCCACAGACCCACCGAGGGCGGTCTCTTTCTTGAGCTTCGCCGGGGAGATGAAGAGAATGAGGTTCGCCATTATCGTGGGGTGGTGAAGTCTTTGGGTTCAAGGAATCCGCGGTTGACCATATCGCGGGGGCGCTGCGCCACTTGTGGGTCCTGCGGCTTCAGGCGCTCGGCATCGGGTCCCGCGGCGCGGATGATGCGCTGGGCCTCGTTCACGGATACGCGCTTGTTGTTCTTCTTGAGGTACGTCCGGCGCTGCCAGAAGTGGCGGCACGATCCGCCCCCCTTGTACTTGAGGAGGTCGTAGGTATTGGCTCCGCGCGGTCCCCATCCCGGATTGACGGCACGCCCAGAGGCGGCCACGATGTCTTCCTTGCGGTACACCTTGGAGGCGTTGACCATCTTCCGGCAGAACTCCCGGGACTTGTCGTCGGCGGTGCTGGGGGCGTATGCGTAGCGGACCTTGATGAGGTCGGTATCGACTTCACTCTTTCCGGCAGGGTTCGAGGAGGGAACCCGCGCAAACGTCCAGAGGGCGTCGAGCTTCTCTTCCTCGGCTTCGTCGTATTCCCGCTCGTCGATGAGCTCGTACTCCTCGTCCTCGTCCTCTCCCAAGGAGATGAGGAACTCCGCAGCGGCGTCCAATTCTACGGCGCTGAACTTCTGCTCGAGACCTTCCTTCTCCTGCTCGTCGGTGGTTTGGGCTTTGACCGTATCCACGTCGATGAAATCGGCAGGCTTCAAGGTCTTAAAGTAGAAGTCCAGGTCGATGCCGTTCACCGCGAAGATGGGCTCAAGACCATCCAACAGGGTGCGCTGGAAGGGCTTGACCACAGTATTCTGGAAGAGGCTGAAGGCGTCCCGCAGCTCGTCGGCGTTGTTCCCAAATCCACCACCCTCCCCGCGGATGCCAAACAGAAGCGGCGAAGTGATGCGGTGCCCGGCCAAGATTTTGGTGGTGCACTCCGTGGCGAGGAACTCGTACATCCCGTCGTTGTCGTTCGGGTTGACCGGAGTCAGCTGGGGCGCGGAATCGCTTCCGTCGTTGAACGAAATGAGCAAGCGCCCGGCGTTACTCGAACCGCTGAACTTCTCGTTCACGTGCCGCTCGATGGACCTCCGCTCCTCGTCGCTCGGGATGCCGTTGTTGAACGCCAAAAGCATGGACGGGAAGAGGCCGTTCTTGATGTTGTTCAGGTGGAACGTGGAGACCTCACGATCGAGCTCGATGTAATTGGTAGACCCCACATAGTCCGGCAATCCGTAGTAGAAGATGCCGGGGTTGTAGGCTTTGATTTGGTAGACGCTGGCCGGCTCGGTGCGGTCCTCGGTATCCCACGCGGGGTATTTGACCGGAGCGTAGCGCGGCTCCCGCATCCGGGACCAGTCCGGACTCACGTAGTAGCTGTCGACCTTCCCTTGTGCGTCGGCGATGCCCGTCCGCACCGTATGGGCTGGCAAGAAGCGGAGCTCGGCCACCTCCGTCCGGACGCGGTTCCAAATGACCTGCACGTAGCATTGCCCGTAGAGCTTCAAGTCGAAGGATAGCTGCCGCAGGATATCCTCGTCGGAGTTCTCAAAGAGGCGCTGTGTCTTGAGCCATTGGTCGGGCTTCTCTTCCCGATCCGTGGCGTCCAAGCCTTCGCCGTAAATCATCTCCGACACCCCATTCACGACCGCGCTTTGGATGGCGCTGCCGAGGTAGAGGTCCCGGAGGTAGTCCCCATAGGCGTTGTCGTAGCCATAGTCCACCCAGTCGCGCCCGGTCTTCTCTCGGAAGAGGGGCAGTTCATGGGTCGGAAGCCCAAAGACGTTGAACTCGTGCTTACTCATAGTAGGTAAATGTTTCGTCGTCGTCGGTGTGGCTGGAGTACGTGGTCTCGGCGTATGCCTCCGTCGTCGTTGTGGCGTTCTCTTGGAGCAACAGACCGGAGTCTTCCTTGGCGAGGTTGCCCCCCGCCTCGGTCAAGAGGTACCCAATCTGCTCTCCGCGGGTAAGATACCCCAATCCTTTCTCCAAGATGACGTCCGAGGCGGTGATGTCGCGAACATCAGAAGAGGACGACCGCTCGACGACGCGGTACTGGATGAACCCCTCCGGCCACCCCGGACCCGTCAGGTCCACGGAGGTGTCCCCGGCGCTGTCGGCATCGAAGGTGAAGGTGGTATACCGGTCCGTCACCGTAAGGACGCGGGCGTTGACCATTGCGGTCTTGTCGGTGGTGAGGCTCTTGAGCTCCAGCCCCAGGGCCTGAATGGTTGCACCATACTCGGCCACGTTCGCGGCACCACGCTTTTCCTTGGGCGTGATGTAGATCGTGTTCTCGATGCTCTCGAAGCTGTTCTTCACCACCACTATCATCAAAAGGACATATAAGAAAGGGCCGCCTCTCGGCAGCCCCCTCTACAAACACACGAACGAATAACGGTCCTTAGCCCGTGGTGATGGTCACGTTGGCCGGGGTCGTCAATCCGTCGAAAGGATAGACGGCGGTTCCAACTCCGGCGGTAGCCTCGAGGAGGTAGTACGGCGCAGCCTCCCGACCTGCGAAGGTCAAGGTGTGGCCGGACATCTCATTGCGGGCGGCTCCGCTGGTAAGCGTTCCTCCGTTCAGGTCCATGCCGTGGGCAGCACCGAAAAGGAAGAGGTTGTCGTTGTTGTCCAAGACGAAGATTTGGGAGCGGTTCCGGCTGATGAGGCGGAGCTGCTCGGGGTCTTGCTCTTGGTGCTTCTGAAGGACCACGTTGAGGGTCTGCTCGAAAAGAGAAGCTCCCGTGGCGGGGTCCGACTGGACGTTGATGGTGAAGGACGACAAGTCCGGGCGAAGGTCGTACTGGAGTACGGTCATCGCGGGGAGGTCGGTGATCGTGAACGTCTCCCCCGCTGTGGTGGAAACGGTCGCCGAGCCTGCCGTACCGTCACCCGTCCCCGCGGCGGTCACAAGGCCCGCCTCAAAGTCATTGACGAAGAAAATCTTCGACAAGCCTCCAAGAGCGTCCTTGCAATCCAGCGCGCGGCCGAGGGTGATCGTGCAAGCCATCTATCAGGTGAATGCGAATCCAACCACGCCGTCCGTAGGAACGGCAACCTGAACGCCAGCGGCGAAGTCCATAGAGACCTTCACGTTGTCGCTGCCGTCGTACTGATACACCGGGATGAGGCTCGCGCTCTCGTTGCCCGTGTAGGCGTTCGTTCCGACCACGATGTTGTCGGGGTAGGTGAAGGCGATGACGTCAGCCGTGTTCGGGATACCGGCGGTCGGGTAGACGGGGTATCCGAGGTAGGTCACGGTCTTGAGGTCACGGTTGTAACCGAGGTCCGTACCCTGTGCGGCGATGGCCTGCTGCATGAAGGCGTAGGCCTCGTAGCTCAGGTAGAAACCAGCGCCCTCCTTGGCGAGGATGCCAGGGGTAGCGGCCACGCCATTGAACACGGCGTCCATGTTGGAGAGGATGTTGCTTGCATCGAAGGCAGCGTCCGTGACGGCCTCGGTGAAGTCAGCCATTGCGGAGGCGTCGATACCGGCCTCGTCAATCACTCCATCGTTCGAGAGGAGACCGAGACCCCACACGGAACCGGAATCGGCGGCCCACATCAGGCTCTCGAGGTTCTCGGCGGTCTTGGCGGCCACGCTTGCGAGCAGGAACTCAGCGAAGTCCGGCGGAATCTGTCCGTCCCGGCGCATACGGCCCTGGGCGGCAATGAACGTTGGGAAGATGGTTCCGCGGCAAACGTCCTCCTTCACCATCAAGTCGTTCAGGGTCAACACCTGCTCCGTGAGGGAAGTGTTGGCTCCGTCCGTACCAGCGCACGCGGCGGCTTGGATGGGGTCGGTGATGTTCAAGTTGGAAACAACGGCCTTGTGGACCACGCCTTCGATGAGGCGGGCGCGGTTGTTTGCGATGGTCTCCGCACCGGTGACGGCGGCGGTAACGTACGGCAGGGCCAACTCACCGGCGTAGGTGTTGTCGGTCACCGTGATGTCGAAGTTGTACTTCTGGGACTTCATGAGAAATTTGAAATGATGTTGAACGCACGATCCACCCCCTTGAGGTTAGGGTTGGTCTCTTGCTTGAATTCTTGCTTGGGCAAAACGCGGTCGGGCTGGGCGGCGGGTTCTTCCTCCAGCTTGGACAGGCGCTTGTTGATGGCTTCGAGTGCCACGGCCATCTCGTGGGTCAGGTCGGTAAAGGCGGACATTTCTTCCTTGTCCTTCTTCTCCATCTCCTCCTCCTTGTCTTCGTGCTCGGCAGCCTCGACTTCTTCCGCCTCTGCCGGCGTCATGGCGTCCTTGACGACCTCCACGATTTGCTCGGCGACCTCCTCGGAGATTTGGAACTTGTCGACCAGGGCAGCCTTCACCGCGCTCATCTCGTCCTTCTCCTCCTCTTCTTGGAGCTCCTCCTCTTTCTTCTCTTCCTCTTCCATCATCTCCACCTTGGAGTCGGCGTCCACCTTCAGCTCACCGCCGTCGGCGAGTTCGTAGGTTCCAGCCTCGAGGGGTGCGGCTTCGCCGTCCTCGCTCATGACGCGGACGTTTGCGCCGGCGGAGAACTCCTCGGCTTCAGTTGCTACGACCCGGCCATCATTGAGGCGGGCTTCGGCGTAGAGGTCCTGACGCTCCGCATCGACTACGGAACGAACGGCCTCCTTGAGTTTTTCAATAACGGACATGGGTCGAGTTTTCAATGGCGGATATAACCCGCGGTTATTCGTTGGCAAGCAGCGGGTCGAGGGCCTCGTGGGTCTTGCAGGGCATATACAACACCCGGTTGTTGATCATGTGCTTGTGGTGTCCCTCACACCCCAAAGCCTCGGCCATCAAGTTGGCCTCCAATGCTGTCTCGAAGAGGGGCTTCCCGTCGAGGTATGCGGCAGGCTCGAGCACTTCACGCAGGGCCTCGGCGATGGTGTCCACCGTGACGTCCTCCATCTTGATGAGCTTGTCGATGAAGTACCCCTCGATACTGAACCCCCGGTACTTCTTGTCCTTGACGTCCATCCACACGTCGGAGTTGTGGACCTTCACCGACACCATCCAAGTACCGACCGGGACATTGAACCCGTACACGGCGGCCTTGTCCTTGTCCTTGTCGGCCACAATCCAAGACTCGAAGATGGACAGCCCGTCGACCTTGGACTGGTGCTCGACGGTATACTCGTCGTTGCGCTTCTGCTTCATGAACAGCTCCGCAGCCTTGGCCACGGTTTCCTTGGAGAAGTACACCTCGAACTCTTCCTCCTTCTCATCGTCCCACCGCGGGATCATCTTCTCCGGAATTAAGGCGGGGCCGATTAGCATCTGCCGGTCTTCGTCGATGCGGGCGAGGGTCAACTTCTGCTCCTTGTTGAAGTACACGAAGTTCTCCTCGATGGCGGGGAACTTGACCAGGGAGATGGCCTCCACGCCGAAGTCCTCCTGCTCCTCGTCAATCAAAAGCTCCACGGTTCTCATAGCGTCGTTTGGATTTGTAGCTCTCTGTCGAGGGCCTGTTTGTTGCTAATCTCGTTCGAGACTACATATGCCCGAACGGGTTCCGGTATGGGTTGTCCGGCGGTAGGGACAAGGGTGCCCACATCCACACCCACCGAGCCGATGCCGCCACCACCTCCAGAGGTCACGCCCGCCGAAGCTCCGCCGGAGGCACTCTGCCCGGTGAACTTCTGGGACGCAATGGCGGCCACATTTGCGAGACCCGCAGCCACGGCCACGCCCGCAGCCACAGAAGCCCGAATTGGGGCGTCAGGTGTGGGGATGGCAAGCTGTGAGGCATACGCCTTTTGTGCGGCGGCATATGTGGAGACCAAGGTCTCGGCAAGGTTCAGGGCTTTGTTGCGCTGGAAGGCTCGCTTCTGTGCTTTCTCGGTGTCGCCCTCAAAGGCTGCGTTGAGTTTCTTGAGCAGGTCGAAGGCCGTCGATCGTGCCGACACAGTCAAAGCTGCGCGTTGCTCTTCGGCTTGGCGGTCAAATTCAAGTTGCCTCTCTCTGGCTTCCTGCTCGATGCGCTCCCGCTCCTTCAGGCTTGCCGCGATTTCTGCATTGCGCTTCTTGCGTGCCTCGGACTCCTGCTTCTCCTTCTCCTTTCTTTGCTCTTCCAGGAGTTTGTTGTGCTCCTTGATGCGCTCGCGCTCGGCCTTCTCTGCGGCTTCCCGCTCCTTCCTCGCCTCTGCTTCTCTTGCCTTCTGCTCGGCTGCCGCTTCACGCTCGACGCTCTGGATTTCCTCCTGAAGCCGTCGCTGGGTCATGAAGGACTGGGTGCGGATATTGATGAGGTTGGCCTCCAGGTCTGCCAGACGTTGCAAGTCTTCGTCGCTGGTGTCGCTCATCTTCGCCCGCTCCTGCGCAATGCGGAGTTCCTCGGCGGCTGCCTCCTCGCGTTGCTTCATCAAGTCGAGCTCGATAGCCATCGCGCGTTTGGCGGCATCAATACGGTCCTCGGTGTCCTTGCTACGATCCCGTGCCAAGAGGCGGAGCTTGGCAATCTCTGCCCGGCCTTCAGCATCGGCCACGGTCAACTCCCGGCGAGTGTCGCGCAGGGCTTGTTCGGCGCGTTGGAGTTCCATGAGTGCGGACACCGCCTCCCCGATGCTGTCGGGCAGCTTGTCCATCTCCTCGCGGTAGTTCTTCGCTGCCGCCGTCGGGCCTTTGCTGAAGAGGTCCACAATGAAGCCCCCAAGGATTTGCACGCGGGCGGTGACCTGCTCGACCACCGCGCCCAGTCCGGCCATAATGGTCTCCAATTGTCGGGCTCCGCGGCGCGTATTGGTGAAGGCAGAAACCAAAGCCGTCACACCTACAACCAGGGCTCCGATGCCCGTCGCAATGATTGCTGCACGGGTCATTTTCAGGCCCGTGATAAATGCCTTTGTTCCTTGGGCGGCCTTGCGGAATCCGGAGATGGCCCCGCCCGTCAGCTTGTCCAGCTGTCCCTCGACGGCCCCGGTCGATTTGCCGACGCTGCCGACGCTGTCTGTGAGGTTGTCGACCGACTGCGACGCCTGGTCAACTCCTGTGACTTTTACGTTGATTTCGTAGTCCTGCGCCATTGCTTACTCCGAGCAGGACTTTGCGCCACCACGGGCGACCCCACTCATAGTATCCATATAACCAAAGGCA